ACGTGGATACCTGACGCCTCGGCGAGCAGCGCGGTCAGGTCGCACGTCTTGGCATACTCCCACGCTGCGTCGTTCGCGAATTCGTTCTCTTCGGACGCATCCACGGTGACGAGGTCCGGCCGATCCACCGCCACCAGTGCGCCGAGCGCGCAGTAGCACACGACACCGGTACGCCAGCCGAACAGCTCACCCTTGGTCCACGTACTTTCATCGGCGATGAGCGCACGCGCAGCCTTCAGTCTGGTCAGCTGACTGGCGGCGAGATCGGTGGCGATATGGACGTCCATTAGTCCTCCTCGCCGGAGTTGGCCAGCGCCTGCAACTTGGTGAGCATGGCCTCATCGCTCACGGTCGTGGCCTTGGACGCACGCTTGATGATACTGGCGATGGCCGCAGCGATATCGAACACGGCGTCGGGTTCCTTGTCCGGGCTGAAGTCGAACCACGGCTGCGCCATGCACGCCGCCATGTCCGTCGTCTTGGCCTTGTCGTACAGGAACGGCGCTTCCTTCTTGTTGTCCCCGGTGTTGGCCACCAGTTTGCCGAACGCCAGACCCCACGCCGTGAGCGCCGACTTGCGGGCACCCTTGGGCAGCGCCAGATACAGGCGGTTGAACAGCGTCACGTCTCCGTGCTGTTCGATATGCGCGAGGCAACCCACACCTGCGGCTTGGATGTCTGCATCCAGCTTCTTGCCCGTGCTGGTGATGCGCTTGATCGTCGCCTCGATACCCGCCTTGTCGAGGATACCCGTGGCTTTCTTTGTGGCACTCATGTGCTTGCACCGTATGGTTAGCGCAGCGGTAGTGCTGCGGTCTGGACCCTCATGTAAGACACAGTGCGAATGTGCTTACACCTTGTCGCACCCTCGGAATCAATAAGGCGAAAGGTCGGTTGCCTCAGCGGCAACAGGACACAGACGCTAATGACTTGAAGGTCCAGACCGTAGGACTACGCACTAGGCGCACCCACGGTATTTGTTCATCGTTCCGGCATCATGTGCGTTAGCTTCTAAGCCGTACTAGGTTCTTTCTGTCCTAGTACGCGGGTTTCCCCGTCACGTCACTCTTGACCGGCACCATGTCACGATTGCATGCGTTGTCACGCATACTTAAGGGCTTCCCGTTGACCCTGCCCTAACACTTTGTCCATTACACCCGGTTTACACCGACAGTGCTATGTCGATAGGCTACTAGCCTACCACTATCAACAGGCCGCAGCCCGTCTAGCTTTCACACGCCCACCTGCTACAGCTAGCGTGATACTGACCGCTTACTTCGTTGGACCTGCTTACGCAGGTTACAGCGTTGCCACGATGTACCGACCCTTGCCCCACATGCCGCAGAGCTTATCGGCTGCCCAACGGGCATCCCGTTCGCGGACATACCGCTTAACGGTTTCGCCAGTGTGCTTATCCTTGACCGCATAGCGGTTAGTGGTACGTCGTGACATGTTGCATCCTCTCACACTTACAACGGTTTGTCAACTGCTACTTGCATCGGTGTCGCTGGTACGTCTGTCCTGCTATCGGCTAGTCTTATCCGCCTGTGTAGGTTAGGGATTCGACATGCGGGCATCATCCTATCAGTGTCTTGAGGTACGTTCCTTGTACCGCACTGCGAACCGCATCTGTTACCGTGTTGCCTATACTACACTATTCCGTTCCCTGTGTCAACACCTGATTACTGAACCTGTGTATTACCTTGATCCTGTCCAGTGGTGTCCTGCTTACCTATCCTTCCTCCGTACTCTACACCGCCCAGCTTTCGCTGTCAACAGATGCTAGACGCGGCTTCTGTGTATGTAGGGTGACGAAACTCGAAGAGGTATACAGATACCGCCCGAGTGTACTAGTACAGGTAGTACAGTTCCAGTCCCTACCTGTCCCAGCCGTGGCCTAAGCGACCATGTGACACAGCCTAGCACCGATGTTGCGACCCGTCAACACCGACCCGACGAACGGTTACGGCCCTGCTACCGCACCAGCCTACTACCTCGGTGGTGTTGTAGGTGACCAGCACACCTGACCCTGCGGCCGGAGAAGCGGAGGGAACGCGCGCGTGTGCGTCCGCGTGGGTGTGTGCGTGTACGCACAGGTGCGGGCCTGCGTGCGCGTGTGGGCGCGTTCGTGCGGGCATACGGGGGCGTGCGCGGGAGCTTCTATTGGAGTCGGTCCCGCGCGGCAGCAAACCAAATTTCGGCCCGTGGTTCAGTCGTCTAGGAACGTCAGCTCGTCGCTGCACTTATTCCGCAGTCCTTTGCACAGCTGGTCGTAGTAGGCCCGGAGTGCAGCCTTCTCCACATTGCATGCACGAAGCGACTGCTGGTTATCCTTGGCGACACGCACGATGTCCTTACCCTTAGCCGGGCCGTCCGGCAAGTAATGGATCACGCAGGGCTGCAACAGGTCATCGCTTGGCTTTGGAATCCGGGTCGCGCAGGATGTCAGCAACATCGTCAGGCACGTCAGACTCAGCAAACTCAGGGTACTCACGTAGAGCGGCTTCTTCTTTCGCATCTTGTTCTGCCTTGATTTCTTGGATGGCACGAGTGCCGGTACGCCATACGGAGTCTGCTGCCTTCTGGCCCAGGGTTTCACGGATGACCTGATGTTGTACGACCACTTTGCGCTTGAGTCCCCATACCGTCAGAGCGATACAGGTAATCACTAGGGCGGCCATGAGCCAACCCATAGCAGCGGCCGACAGCTTTGCCGACCAGTAGCCGGGAGTGAACTTACTTATGGCCATGATATACCACCTTGGATGGTTTGATGCACAGTACACGTTCTTCGTAGCGGCGCTTAACGAGCCCGTTGAGCTTACGCTTGTCGGCGTACACCCATCGCGGTAGCTGATTACACGCCTCTGTCCATCGTTTCTGGTTGATGAGCTTGAGCATAGTGCTGGTGCGGAAGTTCTCAGCGCCCGCATTGAACACGAAAGACGTGTATACGTCGTACTCGTTCTGCGTCAGTGGGGTCTTGACGTACTTCCTTACAGCTAGCTCGGCTTCCATGAGGTCTTCACGTAGCCACTGGGTACACTGGTCGTGGGTTGCGACCATGCCGGGACGGACTCCCTTGGTGTGTCCATAGCAGATGGTGTACGGGGCACCGCCAGTACCCGGATCGGGATAGGCTGCATACCGCAAGCCCTCGTGCTTCTGCACAAGGGCTACACCACCAATGGACAACAGGGAACCGACCAGCGCAGCACCAAGGGCAACGCCTACAGTACGCTTGCTGGATTCAGTCATTAGCTTTGCACCACGTTAGGAGGGAGGATGACGTTGGCAGACATCCAGTTGTGTACGTCCGCACAGTGGACCACAACGTTAGCCGCATGCTCCGGGTGTGCCAAAGCGTAATCGCGGATCGCGGTGTGGAGCTGACTCAGTAGAACCTGTAGCGGAAAGTCATGCGGAAACATCGGAGCAACTGTCATCAGCTTTCTTCCTCACCGCCAACGTCGCCCTCACCACCGGCATCGTCCACGGCATTACCCGTCTGCGAGCGCAAGAGGCCCACATGGGTTTCAAGATAGTCCATCAGCAGCTCGCCCTTATCGGTTTCGCCGGTACGATGAGCAGTCACGAGATAGCGACGGATGTGTTCTAGCTCTCGTTTGATGTAGTTCGCGCGCGGATAGTCTGCGAGCAGGAGTCGGGGAGTTACGACATTCATTTGGTTTCCTCGGTAGCGTCGGGAGTGATGGAGTCGATGTCAGCAATTGCGGCAACGAAGTATTCTCGCATGACCTGAGTCTTTGCGGGAGTATCCTTCGCATACCGAACCGCCGCAGCGACCTCGCGATTCAGCTGAGTGCTGCGCAGATAGGTCTTAAACGGGATACGTTGCATGTTACCTCCGATATTTAGTGAGCATGTTGGGACGACCGACTTTGCCGGGAGCTTTGATTCGATTGTGTCCAAGGGGATCGCGCATCCACTTCATCGCGCGCTGTTGTTCCATCTTTGCTATGGCCTTGTCTTGATCTATTGCGATCTCGGTGAGCCACTTACGTACTGCACCCTCAAGTGCATCCGCCCTATCGTCGTGCTTCAGACACTTCCTGATTCGGGTCAGCTTTGCGAGCTGGTGGAATAGGCTGTATGTGATGCGCTTCGCGGGATCATACCGCTGAGTCTGTGCGTCGTCCTGCTCGATCACGTCTTCCATGATGACCAGCGCGCCACGGCCAATGACTGGCTCAAGCGTACTGATGATCCGGGTTTCCTTTTGGCCGCTGACGAACTCTTCTTCGATCTTACCCTTCCACTTCCTCTGAAGAATAGGGAGCCAGACCTTGACGAATGCACCGTGACCCATGTTCTTCTCGACGCCGATGCTGTTGGGCTTCCAACGTTCTGCGATGTCCGCCAGTTCCTGCAAGGGCTCAGGCTCGTAGCCACCGGGAATGCCACCACACGCAAGCAGATAGACAGTACCGTTGAGGAATCCTGTCACAGCGTAGCCGGTTTCGTCTGCATTCTCACCACCACCAGCCGGATCGACGTGCATGTAGATACCCTGCAACTCGGCCGTCTCTTGTGATAGTTCATGTGGGGCAGTAAGACTAAAAGAGAACCCCGAAGAGGTAAACGGTCTGAGGGCCATAGGCCCGAAGCCGCGCGTAACCACCATAGGGAATCGCTTGCCGCCTGTGCCGTTCAGTACCACAATGTTGTGCAGCTTGATCGGATAACGCAGGGAGTCCATGAGCTTGGTGTTGAGCATGTACTGAAGTTGGAAGCCGGACTCTGCCCATATCTTCCACTTCTGCATCAGCTTATCTTCGTTGAACAGTTCGGGATCAGTAGGCTGCCCCTTGTCACCGAGTAGACCACCGCCGTACTGAAGTTCAGGATTCTCTTGAAGCCGTTGCATCAGTGAAGGTGCGAGGAACGCGCCGTAGTTCTTCAGTTCATCAGCAGTCGGGTAACGACCCGGCCACACACGAAGATCAAAGCCTTGAGCAGGCAGCGCATTGTAAACACTGTCCGTACTCTGCGGCGTACCAAGGTACACGATACGTGCCCAGTCATTAGTAGTCCACGCAGCGAACTCACGAATGAGGTTCGCCAACCGCTCACGCATCACTGCGGTCATGGAGTTTTTGGGAGACTCGATGTCATCCGCAATCACGAGGTCCGCACGTTTACCGGGAAGGTTTGCACCAATGCCCACGCACGCTACAGACGGCGACTTGTCGATGCCCTTGAGCGTGTAGTGTACGTCGAACGCTTCGACTGACGTACGCTGTATGCGCTTGTCAGGACACAGACATTCCAAGATCGGGACTGTGGTTATGAGCTGCTGTACCAGTGTTGCGATCTCGTTTGCGGTAGATTCACCAGCAGAGACGATGACGACACGGGTCTTTGGATTATGGATCAGAGAGAACACAGCGAACATTGCGGTAATGGTAGACTTAGCCTCACCGCGCTGTGCTTGGATCATCAGGTTCTGCGGGCCGTACTGAAGGTAGGATGCGATGTCGTGCTGCATCCAAGTCGGGGAGAATCCCAACTCCTTCATCATGTCTTCCATGAAGCGGTTGAACGATGTGTAATGCTTCTGCAACAGCTCCAACTTTCTCCATCGGAGCTGTCCAGCTTCTGCGCTTTCGCGCGCCATTAGTTCACCTGACCACTACTGAAGTCAAGTTGTTCAAGCGCCGCGCTCAAGTCGGTGGCGTCTGCCTTCATTGGAGAGCTGGCAGTATTCAGCGCAGCCTGCAACTTGGTCAAGTCATCGCCCTCTGCCGGGGCACAGGTGATGTTGTTGTCCTTCAGCAACTTGATTGCGTTACTGATGTCGGATGCCGACACTTCGCCACTCTCAATCTTGGTAGCGAGATATCGCGCCACGGCCTTATGGAGCAGGCCAAGCTCACTCTCACTCGCACTCATGCGGTTTCCTCCAATCGGTTCTTGCGCATGATTGCGCGGTGTTCTAGTACACGTAGGGTCATCTGCATCATTGCATAGACTATAGCCAAAGTAGTAACGATTGCTGCGCCGTACTCGCTGATGAAGCTCAAGTACAACGCACCGCCAGTTAGCGGAACGTTACGTGCAAGCTCCGTCGTAACCGAGGGTGCGTCGTTCATTGATCATCCTTATGGAAGTGTGTATACGCGGAAGGCGGTAGTCGCGAGATAGCCCGCCCTATGCAGGCGAACGTAGCGCGCGGTTACATCGATAAGCAAACCATGCTCAGTCGGTGCGAGGTCGTTGAATTGGCCGACGACGTTTTGCGGCGTTGACCAAGTAACGGCGTCTGAGGAGGTAGTAAGGTCAGACGGGATGAGATAAGCGCCAACTGCACCCCATCCGGGGAGTGTACCACCGGAGAGAACAACACGCTTGATCTGCTTGACGCTACCAAGATCGACCTGAATCCACTCAGACGGACCATTGTTGGTGGCTGCGCCAGTCGCAATGTTGTTTGGAACCTCACCGAGATTGGCAAACGTACCGGTGAGGCCGCCGAACGCGGAAGACTGCGTGACGGTAAACGTAGAGCTGACCAGACCGCCGAGGTAACCCCAGAGACGGAAGGTGGACGTACGGAGAGCAGTACCATCCACGCGGGAGACACGCCAGTAGCGCGCAGTCGCCGGAGCAAAGTGGATGTCGAAGTCGGCAACCGGGAGATCGTTCGCAGCCGTGTACTGGTAGCAGTCGGTAACCTGCGTCCAGCCCGTAGTACCATTCGCACTCCATTCGATGCGCCCGCCGCGAGCCATCCAACCGCCCACGCTGAGTCCCTCGATTGTGCCTGTACCCAAGGTAACGGTACACACCTCCTTGGCTGATCCAAGATCGACTTGAATCCAGACACTCGCACCGCCGTTCGTGATAGTGCCGGTAGCGGGCGTCACGTTGGTGTCTCTCGCCGTGGCGAGTGTAAGCGCAGATACCCCCACCCCGTTGAACGAATGCTGGGAGATGGCTACAGGCAAGTACTCAACATACGTACCAGCAGCAATCGTTTCAGGAATGACCCCGCTCCAGTCCGCTGTACGTCCCGCGCTGTCGGTAACCCGGAATGAAAGCGGAATATCATCTACGCTCCCAGTTCCGACAGCCGTTGTGTAGTCGCACGTTACTGCGTCAACCCACAACGGGTCTTTGCCACGGAACCGCTCACCCCGAATGAATAGGGCGAACGCTGTGGTTCCGGCGGGAAGTGCCGCAGTGATAGAGGAAAGCTGCCAGTTAGGATTAGAGCTGACAACGAAGTTACCAACGAAGTCAACCGTCCCAGTGGGAGTAAACGCACGCACGCCTATAGCAGCACGTACTGCGTTGGCCGAGCTGGCACCCTGTGCAACGCGGCACGTCGCGGTCACCACAGTGGTACCGTCGATCTCCACTGTGTTGTTTACAAAGTCCGCGCGGCCTGCGCCAAGAAACTTAGCAGACTGTCCCCCTGCATACGATGTGGAGTTGTCGATTGTCCATTGAGGACCAACCCAACCACCCGCGTTCTCAAACGACAGGTTTTGATTCGGTGTAGCCCCAGCGGCAGCGGCGGGCCACTTAACGACAACCTCATCATTGAAGTTGTCGTAGTAGAGTTGATGGCCGGAAGGCAGTGTACCACTCGTCTTTACTGCTGACGCCTTGCCAATCGCACCAGTAACGTCGAATCTATATTCGTATGCCACATCAGGCAGGTACGAGTCAGGATCACCAGTAATCAACAGAGGGGCAGGCGGTGCAGGATAGACAAGCGGCTTGAGAACTAGCTGCATGTATTACTCCAATGCGAGATCGCCACCAATAACCCACTCGTTTGTGGCTTGGTTGACGCAGAATGCGGAGATGGTCGAGTTCAGCGCGCGCGTTGCGGCGATGTAACCCTCGGGAACCAGCAGCGTGACTTCCCCAGTTTCAGGAGCCAGAGTCACTTGTCCGGTATCACGTTGCATGACGTAGAACTTGTCGCCAGTACGCATGCTGTCAGTACCGGGAACAGGAGGAATCTCTTTGATCTCGTGACTAACAGGCGTGTCGCTTGTCGTACAGATCATGCCGCGAGCGTACTCACCGTCGATGATTTGTGCGGTAGTAACGAAGAACACCGGATCGCGCAAGTCAGTAACCGGGGGCTCGCCAATGTAGGGCCGAGCAAATCCACGCAGCACTGTAAAGACTTGGGTACCCTCAGTGACGCCCTCTGCTAGCACTAGCACGCGCTCAGAAGTAACTGGGTCTACGATAACCTCGTAGTCGATGTCAGGGACAAGGCCGTTGCCGTTGGCATACGTGTCGTAGAAGCCGGCATTCGTCAGGTCCGCACCCGGAAGTGGGAACTCAGTCTGATCCGCCTCTGCTGCGAATACCCATACTCGTGGAAGAACAGAGACAACACCGCTAGCAGCCAGGATTTCGAGCGTTGCTTCGTACACCTGATTGATGATCACGTTAAGGTCAATGATCTCTTGGACCTGCTCGTTAACTCCTATCTGCGCGGCGTTCAGGCCATCCATGATCTCAGCGATCCCGAACACGGCCTGCTGATTTGCGAGGTCAAGGTTCTTCTCGGTCATGATAGAGCCGTTCGTGTAGTTCACGATAGGCGCAGACTTGTCAGTGCTGCGGAAAATCACAACACGACGACCCTCCGCAACTGCCGGGATGATCTGTACGGTAGCGGATTTCCACTCGGTATCAGGATCAGTCTCTTCGGTCAGGAACGTAAGGGTATGAACTTGTCGGTCGGTAGTTAGGCCAGTAGCCTCATCCACCAACACGGAAAATGCAACAACGTCGGACTGACGGATGTAGCCGCCGTCGAAGTTGATTTCGTACTGTGTACGCACGCCATCCGCTTCCCACGTCTGCGTGGCGTAGCGGTAGTTCGGATCGTTGACCGCCATGCAGCCTCTCCTAATCTGTGTATGTAGGGTGACGAAATAGGCCACGTCCTTGTGGCCTTACGCTTATTCGTCCAGTTGATTTATAGCAGCCTGCAAGTAGGGCAGGTTAGAACCGGGCAGTAGCTTTACCATGCGGTGAGGATCGCGCGTCTGTGCAGCCTTCCACACGTCATTAACTGCACCAGCAGCGGGCACGATCTGCCCACCAACGAATGGTGTGGTATTGCCAGACCGGCCGCCAGTAAGCTGCCCACCAGTCATGCTTGACGTGATATCAAGCAAGTCAGGCAACAGCCCAGCCGACGCCACGTAGTTCATGGTAGACCGACCAAACGCCAGCGGGGACAACTCCTTGTCCAAGAACTCCTCACGATCAGGACGCCCAGCAGCACGTAGCTGCACACGAGCCATGTGGATCGGCGCGGCCACAGACATAGCACCCAGCAGATAGCCCAGCGCGCGTGCCGTACCGTGCGTGTACGACTGGCGTCGCCACTGCTTCTGCGTAGCCGTGATGCTGTAACTGCGGAACTGTGTCATCAGCTTGAGCCAACCATCGTGCGCCCACTTACCTGTCTCACCAATGTAGGTGTCTTGGATGATCTGACTCGCACCACGATTGACAGCCACCATGTACGCATGAGCCGCCGCGTTATCGGAGAGCTTGGTAATGTCGAACGACAGTACCTCACCGCCCGGCCCGAACTTGGCCACCTTGTTGATGTCCTTGCGCATAGCATCACGAACAGCCGCAGTAATACCCATGTCGTCCAGCGCCACGTCTTCCTTGCCGTCGCGGATGTAGCGCAGAGACTTCTGCACGATCTGCTCAGACATGCCGCGAATCTGCACCGCCGTGATTGCACGGTGACCAGACAGCACACGATTACCATGAGCGCCAGCACGTATGGCCTTGTCAAACACAGTCAGCGCCTCGGTGCCGTAGACCTCGAAGCCTTCGTTCACATCGTACATACCTTGCATGCGGTAGCCGTCCATGCCGAAGTCACCACCGTACAATTCCATCGAACCCAGTAGCGTATTGCTTGCAGGCTTGCCCTGCTTCATTGCACGAACCTCACCCATCAAACGCGGGAGTGCAGCAAGCGCCTTGAAGCTACGCATCACGCCCAATCCAGCAACGCCGTTTGCATACTCATTGAACTGGTTGAAGCCCATACCACCCAGCCGCAACGCACTGGTGAACGAGCGGGCGTTGTCTGCCCACTTGCCCAGTTGATCACCGAATGGACGACCAAGGAACTCAGCAGCGACCTGATCAAACGCTTCCAACTCTTTCGAGCTAGCACGCATTCCATCAGGACCAACCGTCATCGCCATGCGCAGTTCTTTCAGACCCTGCTCACCCATGATGCCGTACTTAGCCAGCGACACTTCGCCAGACACACGACGCGCGTAGCTGCGGAACAGCTCGATGTTGTTCGTGTTCACCATGTCGAGCAGCTGCATGCTACCACCCGCACCATCTTCGTACAACGTGGTGAGGTCAGCGTCAATACGGCCCTTGGTGTGGGACGCACCACCACGAGAGAATCGACCCATTACTTTGGCGATCTGCTCTTCGTTCATCGATAGTGCGCGCAGTGAATCACGCACGATGTCCGCTGCGTCGTCACTGTGCAAATTAGCGGGAACGTCGTACGCGCCCTTGGCTTTGGTGTTGATTCGTTCGATGTACTTGATGGCGAACTGATCCGAGAACTCCTTGTCGAACCCTGCGGTCGCTTGGAACTCGGACGACAACGCTTTGGTCATAGCCTTACGCTGTGCATCATTGAGTTGTGCCACCACACCCGGAGCAAAACGCCGAGGCTGATAGCCCGCCTTGTTGTAGTCGATGCGCGCACTGCCAATGGTACCGATGTAATCTTGGTCCATACCCATACGGCGATAACCCGCGTCGAGATGGTCAGCGGCGAGTTTGATCTCTGGATCAATTTCCTGTCCAGCCTTGTCGTTCCAACGACGGTCCCGCTCTGCATACACTTCCTTGTCAAAGCGACGACGCAGCGTAGTGTCGTGAAAATCCCGTAGCGTAGAGCCACCCTGCCGATTGCGCCACACCGTGTAGGCGTTATCGTAATCACGTAGAGTGTTGCCGAGGTAGACCCGCTCACGCATTGCTTTTGTCATTGCTGCCGTAACCTTGCGGCCTGCGGCACCTTCGGGATTCTCCAACGCAACGACAGCAAACGCACGCATCACAGGATTATCGGATAGCAGCATACGAGTAGAAGTAGCCTCCCAACCAACCTTGGACAAAAGCGGCTTGAGGCGCGTCACGTCTACAGGGTTCTCACCCAGCACACGCTCAGCACGAGCAAACATTTCACCGACGATCTTGCGTTCCGCATCGTCAGCGATAGACACGTCCAAACCGTAGCGAGCGTACGCGGCCTTGCGCTTCTTTCGAGTGTTGAGTATTGAACCCGGCAGTGAGTCAATCTTAGGCAGCTCAGCACTTGCAACAGTACGCGGCTTGACCTCGACTTTGTCCATGTCCATGTTCTCACGCAACGCTTGCCCTTCCGTGGTACGATTAGATACACGGCCTTCACCGAATACGCCAGTCTTTGCGTCACCAAGATCAGCACCATACTGCTCGTTGGCAATCTTATACATCGCTGTTGCAATACCCTGCCGCTGATACTCAGGAGACACCCGAACACCAAGCGAGGTTGCAGACTCAGAACCTGCTTCGTTGAAGATCAAGTTGCCAACTGGACGACCGAGTGAATCAACCGCAGCCTCTCCCGTAGTGGGGTCAACTACAATCACACGCTTCACCTTTGTTCCGGCGAGGTCTTCATCTAGCACTTTGAACGTTATCTCGTCACCACTCTTGGCCGTATACAGAAACTCGTTGGGTACGATCTTCTGCTGCGGAAGTGGCGGAGTAGCAGTCGCGTCGGGTCGTGGGAACAGGCGCATGGAATCATCCACGTCACCCAGCACTACGTCCATGATGCGCTGTTCCTGCTCGGCGTTGATCCGAGTTGCAATCGTTGCGATCTCTTCAGGAGTTGCAGTCGGACCAGCTTCAGCCGACGCTGCCTGATAGAGCTGCGCGTTCATCTGCGCTGCACTCTGGTCAAGTCGATCCGCCATGTCCGCAAACTCTCGCTGCGCCTGTGTACGTGCAGCACCCCGCCACTCCAATCCACCGAGTCCGGAACCAATGAGCATACCGAAACCTGCACTCGCTGCGTAGTCGTAGGACGACTGGTGCATACCAGCTGCATCCAGTGCGGCAGTCGTGAGTACGTTACCCACTGCGCCCTCTGAGCCGGCCAACGCGAAGCCGCGTGCTGTATTTCCTGCATTGAACGCAGCACGAGAACCAGCGCCTGCGATCTGGAAGACTTTGCCCACTCCGAAACCAGCAACCCAGCCCACTGGATCAGCAACGCCAGCTGCAAGAGTGTAGCCGACCACGGCCCCTGTGGAACTTCCAGTAGTAAGAACTCGATTACTCTCACGTTCCTGATTCTGTCTAGCCTTGATAAGTCCGACTTCCCCTGCACTGCGCGCCTCACGCAGCTCGTCAATCTCATCTTCGCTCCTATCTTGTTCGACCTCTTCAATGTTGTCGAGGTAATTCCAGTTTGCATCTGGACGTGACGTAGGACCAGCACTCTTTTCCAAGAAGTGCATGAGGCCCGCAGTCAACGTGTTGTTGTCAAACGCAGCACCGAACTTGTCACCAAATGTAATTGCATCAGCGTCAGCCTGTTCGGCTTCAGCAGTGGTGGCTTGATCAAGGATCGCTTCCCACCCGCTGTCTCCATCACCCGTACCAACAGGCACCGTACCAAGCTGCTCAATCGCCGCGTTGGTAACTGCCGTGACGTTTGGCCGCACAGCATCTCGTGCTTCGAGTGCAGCAGCACTACCGTCAGTACCAGCCACAGCTGCGACGGTAGCTGCCTCTACGCCAGTCTGCGCGATGATGCCCTTCTCTACGTCAGACAAGAACTCCTTATTCGTGGCACCACTCGCGTCTTTATTTGTAACGGACATTAAGTCGTACGCACTTGTGTTCCAAGCTGCGTCAGCATCCGGCCGTTCAAAACCAGTCGGACGAACGTCGTATTCGCTAGTGGACATCGCCGTATCAGCATCCGTGCCAAGCACTTTACTTGCGTACGCGCGCGTCTCTTCGTTGTTCCAGCGGGAACGGTCAGGACCAGCGTTATACATACGCAGTGCGTCGGGCACGTTGCCCTTCGTTGCTTGCAGATTCTCACGCAAGGTGAGTGCTGCCAGAGTCAACCCGTCAGTAAAGTCGTAGGGGTCCAGTTTGCGACCAACACGGCCTTCCCACGTCTTGCGTGTGACAGGCATGATTTGAAAGTGTCCCTCTGCACCCGCAGCGGAGAGCATGTTCTTGCCCTCCGCCGATTCCGTACGCCAAATACCGCGAAGTACGGTCGCCGGAACCCCAGCGAACTTAGCAGCGGCTTCAAACTGTTCCGCTTGCGTCAGGTCTTTTGATATTTCCAGCGCCATTGTGGCTCCTTAGAGTTTGGGTTGAATTGAGATAGAGGGCTGCATCGACTTTGTTTTCGGGTCGTAGTAATAGCCCGGTGGTGCGAACTGCTGACGGCGCGTGATCTCATCCTGTGCTTGCTTGTTACGCACAGACTTGATATCATCACCAGTGATCCAGATGGTCTTGCGCACACCGTCACGGTAGGCAGTCGCCATCATACGCGGACCCTTTGCGTCGTTACCGATGCGCAGAATGCTGATGCTCGTGTCTTTCGCCACGCTGATTCCCTGCGTGCGGAATCGGTTGGTAAGCACCTGCTCGAAGTAATCCTCGAACACGTCTTTCTGCATACCAGCTTCAGCATACAAGGGCTTCTGTCCGCGCACGTTTTGCCATGCGTAGCGTCCGCTGATTTCAAGACCGTTTGCTTGTGCCATCTGGATAGACTGACTAGCTGCATCGGAGTCGCTGATCGCGGGATCGTTCTTCTTGATCTGCTCGAAGTAACGAGACGCGGCGTTAGTCACAACGTTGTTCGCACTCGCACCCATCGACTCAGAACCAAGCTGCCACCACGACGGATTCAGATTCGCCACCACAGACGACAGCTTATCGCGCGCCTCGCGAGTAGCCTGTGAATCAACACCACGCAAGTCACCCTGACCGAAGCTAGCTTCATTGCCGAAGGTGCGTCGATACGCAACCTCACGAGGAACACCCGTACGAACCTGATCGTCGTACTGCTGCATCGGATTCTGGAACTCGCCGTAGTATTCAATAGCCGTAGACAAACCAGAGGTACGATCCACCGAAGTGCCGTTGTCGATCTCATGATAACGGATACTCTTCCACGCCTGATAAGCAGTCTCGAAGCCTTCCGTGTACTCTTCACCAGCTGACAACGCAACCTGATTCTGCAACCGGGTCTTGAGTCTTGGAGATACGTAGGGCTCTTTACCACTTGTAGATACAGCATAGTTACCCACAGTAACATCGGCCAGCATGTTAGGGTTCTGAGTCACCACGGAATTGAACGCACGATCTGCGTCCTCCGCTGCTACACCTTTCATGTGTACCACGGTACCGACGCTGTTGGTCGTAACTGCCGCCGCAAGCTGCGCGTCTCCGCGTGCCTCCGCTGCTTCCTTCTCTGCTGCCGTTACTGCCTTCTCTTTGGCCGCGTCTCGCTTATTCATCATGCGTTCCCACATGCTGTAGTACGCACCGCCTGCACTTTCTGCTAGCCTGATAGCGTCGTCCTGATCAAACATTCCGGTGTCGTCGCCGGTCAGGGCGGCGTACTGCATGTTGATCTCTTGCATACCGTTGACCGCATCCTCTGCACTGATTGCGCCAGCCTTGGCCTGAGTGAACAGTTGAGCAACCGGACGCATTAGCGGACCACTACCAAGATTACGTTTGAACTTGGTACGTGCAGTGTCGATACGACTATCCAACCGATCACGCATTTCAGGAGGAAGCTGGCCAAGTACGCCGCTTTCGTAGATCGCGCTAACGCTGTACCACTCACCCTTGTCGGCGAGCTGCTCGACGGTCGTCATGAGGTTCTTCATATATCCAGCGGGATCACGGCCCGGAGCAGCTTGGAATGTTTCCAAGAACAGGCGCTTGCGTTCCTGCATATCCTCAGCACTGAGAGGCTGATTGGGATTCTGTTTACCCTGTCGTGCAGAGTCAACCAGTGACCGCTGATACGCGGAGCTTGCCGACTGCCACGCACTATTCTCGCCGAGTGCAAGCTCTTGCTGCTGCCACTCGAATCGCGACTTAGCATGCAGCTCAAGCATTGGACCAGCGCGGTCCATGATCGCCTTCTGTAGCGCAGCGTTGGCGTACATATCGCCGGTGAGTCCCTTCTCCGTGATGTCATTAAGTCGCTGTCCAATCTGCGCACTGTCCAGCTTGCGTAGTTCGGGCAACTCTTCCATGAACGCCTGTTCCATATCGGAAGCGGACTTCAGTGCATGGTAAGTAGTAGCACCCTGCTCAAACGAAGTCTGCCCGAAGATTCGGGAGTACCACGGCTGATCATTTATAATTTCTTCAAGTGCCACGCCTTCACGAGCCGCTGCGAAGCCCTCGTACATTTTGCGTCGTGCCTGAGCTTCCAGCTTAGGACGAACCAACTCGGTCAGAAACTCCGGCAGTTGAACACCGGAGTTAAATGAGCCAGAGCCGTACCGCGATGCCTCGTTCACTCCGACGGTAATTTGCCCACCAGAGTTGCCGAGGATAGGTGCCGAGGCGCGAATGTCGGCACCAGCCACACCAGCTGTTTGGAACTGGAATACGTCTGCCACGTTGCCTCCTTATTCACTGAACCAGTCAGCGCCGAAACCTTTGCCGAAACTAAAGGCTGCGCTGGCCGAATCACTGGCACTGTCATCAAGGTCGCCCCAATTGATCTCGGAGCTTTTCTTTACATCATTCTTTTCCATGACGCGACCAAACCAAGAGTTTGAGTTTGAATCACCGCCACCCCAATCCTTTGCACTGGCAGCAAGTCCGCTAGCTGCACGACCGAAGTACGCGCCTGCTGCATCCCAGTCACCGTTGTTCTGCTTCCACTCACCTACAGCAGCGTCAGCCGCAGCCTGTCCAGCTTGCGGACCACCGAAGTAAGTTGCTGCTGCAACACCGAGCAGTTTGAGCGCGCGATGCTTGAGTGGCTGCGGCTCTACGTTCACAGTGTAGTTGAAGTTCCCGAAGCTGCGCGACAGGTCTTGCGAGTTCGCAGCCGAGCTGATGATACTGGCTGAACTGCGACCACCAACTGCGGCCATGCGCTGCGTATCAACACGTTGCAAATCTTGTTCTATGTTCCTCTGCAACTCCACAGTCTTGGTCAGCAACTCAATGCTACTACCGCCAATACCCGTTGCCGCCGCGCCCGCAGCAAGCTGACCAATCCGGTCAGCCGCCGCGAGAGAAGCATTCACACGCAAAGTAGTGCGGCCTTCAAGCTGCATAGCTACCGTGTTGATTGCTTCGTTGTATTGCTTACCTGCCGCCTCCATGCGGAGAGAATTACCAAGCGAACGGGAGAAGTCAACTAGCGTTTGATTCGCCACTTCCTTCAGGTTGTTGGCCTTCTGTATATCGTTGGCAGCTTTGAACTCTGCCATACGAACACGATGAACGTTAGGCGAGTTCCAGATTTCGTACACGCTACCCATTACCCGCCCCTCCTAACCCGATTAAAGTATTGCCCGGTCCAGTCAATCGCAGTCACCGTCAACGGCAACCAGTCTTTGGATCGCAGCTCGTAGCTACATTCACGCACTTCCTTCCCGATGCCAACAGTGATCTGCGTTGTCGGGCGCGGCTGTCTGCCGACCTGATTACTACTCAGACCAAGTACGCGGCCGTTGAAGTCTGTCACCAGACGCTCACCGTTCACCGTACGAACATAGGCCCGCATGCCGCTCGTTGTCGTCACACTTGGACTCACTTGATTCAACGTGAGCCGCCCGCTCAAGATCGGCTTGCCGTTGCGATCACGGTAGTACGGGTTCGTCGGGACAACGTAGCCATCAGAGACAGCCCCGTACCACAACTGAGAATCCAGTACCTCAATCTGATCCGTCATCTCTTCCACAAGATCAGCACGGGTGCCTATCAGGAAGTACACAGAAGACGAATCGACCGCGACGGACAGCTCACTCTGATCTACAGCAACGTGCCAGCCGTCCACCAGATCACCGCGACGGGCGCTGTCCAGATACGGCAAGGAGCCAAGTTCCGTGTTGACGCTTTGTTTGTCAGCAACCACGATGATGCTGTCATCGACTTCACGCAACGTAAATACGATAACCGCACCACGGTACGTAGTGAGTCCGCAGAGTCGTCCAAGGATGGACGTATAGCTCCACCGTGACCACGCATCAAGCAAACGCTGCCCACCGCCCTGATCGTCCACGTACATGTAGACGTAGAAGTCGTTGGGTGTTTCTTCTGTGCGGTACAGAATCACGTTGGGTGCTGTCATCGCGACCAACTGACAAGGCTTGCCTTGGATGTACTGATCGAGCTGCTGTGATACTTCGTATGAAACCGGAGACTCAACCAAGCTGCCGATCTGCAACTGATGCAACGTGGTGCGGAAGTCACCCTGTTCGGCTTCAGCACTCTTGCCGTAGAAGACAAAGTTGCCGCTTGCTACCGGGTGTGCCATTGCCGCGCCCTCATGCGCAGAGACTGTAGTGATGTTCGGAGATTTGGCCGACAGGACTGCTCGACCCGTGATACCGTACTGCTTCAAGTCACCGAATATGATCAGGTCACGGTCGTACATCACTGCACTACGCAACGTGTCACCCTCGGCACCATAGCTGAACATTTCGATTGGATCGTTGTCTTGGATCGTCAATACTGTCTGACGGAAGAAGTTGAGGTAGTCACCCGGACGCGAGCAGCTTACAGTGCCACCGCTACCGATCAGCAGACGATCCTGAAACACTGTCATCATCGTGATTGTGCGACCAAAGAACTCCGGAGTCGGAGAACTCACACCGTCGCCAACGATGTTGGACTTGTAGTCGGGATGCTCGCCGCTGGTAGGAGCCATCGTAGCTAGCCCAGCGCCGTCCTGAGCAACGTACATTGTGCCTTCGTGGATGACCGCTTGTGCAAACATGTTCTCGGGCTGCTGCGTAACACCGGCACCTTCACGCCACACCACATCGGTCCAGCCAGTGCTTACGTCATCTTTCGCATACGCGCGTAGGTAGTACGCTTCGCTGGCGCTAGCACCTTGCGGACGAATACGGACGATCTTGCCGACGTAGTGAATCTTCGTCATCAGCGTGGGCGCACTAACTTCCTTACCGACTGCCCGCAGCAACGTGTCGTCACCGCCGTCGTCACCAGAAATGTCAATGAACTCATCGTCCTCAATCACGACCGTACTGTCGATCCGAGTAGCAGCCACACCCTCTAGCAGCAACTCATCAACTAGCTTCTGTGCGATGTTCTCGCCAGTGATATCCTCAGCAGCTTCACCAATGTACGCATTAACCGCAGAGTTGTATGCGTAGATACGATCATTGATGTCTTTCTGATAATCCTCTCGCGGCGTAGTTCCGTCGATCTCAAAGAACGGGATATCAGAAGTGTCGAGCAGTTCCGGGTACGCGCTGGGCTTTGTCTTGTACGATACCGTGAGTTTGGTATTGTCGTCACGGGTCAGCGTGATACTGAACGTGCGCGAGTACGCGCCACCGCGAACCCAAGCTACCATGCGCGATAGGTTTTCTTCCGTGTCCCACGCATTCTCAAGGTCAATCGTCGGTATCGTGTTGTTGCCCGCGATGTAGACGTAGCGTCCAACGTTTGTCAGAGCAGACACACCGCCAGAAACGAGGTCGTCTACCCACGTACTGTTCTCGTATTCGATGGGCATGAACTCGTCAGCGGTCTTGTTGTAAAGGTACATGAAAGTCTCTTCGCCCTTGACACTGGCGCGGTTTCGGTACAGCAGCGAGTATTCTACGCCGTCGATAACGAACGTGTACTCGCGCATTGCGCCAGCCTCCACGCCGTACTCTTCGAGTGTACCCTCACGAACCACCATCTCGTCCTGCCACACAGACCCGCGCCTGCGCGCGAGTCCATGCACAGGATCAGAGATCATGTTTACTTGTTCCTCACTCTGTCCGGGGCGGCGGTCATGCGCTACCTGCTCGGACACGCCGAGAATAACAGAGTCGTACGAACCACCTACTTTGGACATTGTTAACTCCTTAGCTGGGCCAGCCGGGGGTGTACGGGATTCGAGAACCCAGCACACCCTGACCACCAATGAACGTCATCTTCGCCTGATTGCTAGCAGTAGCCAGCAAGTTCGGGCGTCGGTTGCGCGTGTTCTCCGCACTGAGTTCCAGTCGGGCACGCGAGTAATCTTGGGAAAGCTGCGAGTACCGTGTGTTGTCTCCATCGAACTCGCGCTGAAAGCGCATAACAGTTCCGAAGTTAACAGTATCGGCGGCGTGGAACGGTAGGTCTTCAAACGGAAGAACCCGAACGAGATCAACGTCAACGTGACGTTCCCATTCGTACGTGTTGCGAGACACGTTGTAAAGCCGTGTACCACGCTGCGCATACGGCGGCGTGTACCAGCGATCGATTGTCTTGACTGCCACCGCATCTTGCGGCACAGAGATATATTTGCTGATAGCGTCAGGTAGCAGTCTGGTGTATTCACTATTGAACCACCAACCGCGCTTCTGCTCAATCAGGTTTACTTGCTTGAGGATGTTGAGGGCCGCGTCTTTGTAGCTATGATCGTCCTCCAACGTATTGAGCGGAGTCTCGCCCATAGTGGCCAGACACGCATTAACTACATCGAGCTTGGTAATGAACATTCAACTCTCCACGAAAGAAACCGAGAGCGGATTTCTCCACTCCCGGTCGGGTAGTATTACGGCAGTTCGATGGTCGCAGCGAACTCGGCACGGTTTGCCGTGACGCCGAACGACAGCCAGCTATCAGCGAACCACTGCTTCGACAGGTCATCGAAGAACACTTTGCTCGTCAGCGGGATCGTCTCACCAGCCAGCAGCGCACGCGGCGACATCAGCAGACCAACGACCTTGGTGAAGTCACCGTCGTAGGCGTTGCTGTTGTTGGCGTTCGACAGCGGGTGGTTCGTGATCACGGTGTTGGGCAGGTTGTTGGACGAGATGACCGGGATGCCCCACGCCTTGAAGATCGGCACGCCAGTCAGCTTGTTGCCATCAGCCGTCAGGTACTCACCGTTGATGATCTGCTCAGCCTGCTGCAACACGTAGAACTGTGCCGGACGCACGATCAGCATAACGTCTTCCGCCTGCGGCTCGATGTCCTTGTTCTCCATCGCAACGAGCGCATCCTTGATCGCGTCGTACAGTGCGGCCGGATCGAGTGCATCGCCAGCCGAGCCCAGGGTTTCGACGTGACCACCAAGGTGACCAGACGGAACCAGACCCGTCACCGGATCGGTGAACGTCGAGACAGTGAGACGAGCAGCACGAACGCCAGCGATCATGAACGCCTGATCGGTCAGCTTTGCAATCTTCTTGCCCTGCTCATTCGCGACCTGCTTACGCACGTCAAAGTTGTTCTGGAAGATTTCCAGCAGCGGGAAGATATTGCGGGCCAGAATCACCGTATCGATGACAAGGCTCATCTTGCTGAACGATGCCAGCGTACCGTCAGGCGCAACGCCCGGCTGCAACGTCTGGAGCTGGGTTTCACCCACAGCATAATTGGTCAGCGAGTTGGTGCCGATAACACGCTTGCGCGAGATATACGGATCGAGCTTCGACTTACGTTCGAGGGTGCCCTCGACCATGCCGGTGAACTCGGTGATGTTGAGTGCGTTGATGTCACCAGTCTGATTCTGCTGGTTCGGACGCACCGGGGTATTGGTAAACAGAGGCATTCATTACTCCTGAGAGATTACTTGACGTTTGCGTATTTGGCGCGAAGTGCCGCGTACTCGGGTGAACCATCCAGACGACTGGAACCAATACGTGCAACGAGTGTATTGAGTTCTGCCAAATAACCGGATCGGGTCAGAGGACCGCTACCAGCAGGTGCGGTTGGTGTGTAGCGAGTGGCGCTCGCCGGTTCGGCAACAGTGCCAGAGGCAGTCATGAACTGACGATGCAGCAGCTCGGCCATAGCCTTTGCCACCATACCGCCCTGATTCAGAGCGCCACGCACTTCTTCCAGCTCAGAGGGTTCCGCGTTAGCTTTCACGAACTCGGTGATCTGTTTCCAGTTGTCTTCACCACCGACTGCCTCATGCACAAGAGTGCGGCGGGCGTCGTAGGCGGCCTTGTCTGCGTCCGAGATGCGAGTGTACGCATCCTTAGCAAGCGCAAGGTACTTGTCTGCACCAGCAGCCTTATCGCCCATCGCGGCGAGCTTAGCTTCAAGGTACGAGAAGTTACCCTTACCAGCCTCCTGCATTTCCGGCGAGTCGAGCGTGAGGCCGAGGCCACCGAAGAACTCAAGAGACAGGTCAAGACTCACGTCACCAGTCGGCTTGAACGTAACCTTACCGTCGGTGGCAGGCGCGTTCTGTTCGATTGCGGTGACGGCAGGAACCGCTACTGGTGCAGCGGCGACGGGTGCAGCTTCACCGGGAACGGCAGCTACAGCAGGAACCGCAGCAACGGCCGGATCAACCGGTGCTGGTGCAGCGGCTACCGGAGTCGGGTTCAGGATATCATCGGGCATCGTTTACTCCTGTTGAACTATTTGTTGTGCAGCAGCCTGTGTGCCTGCCTGCGCGGCATCCACTTCAAGTTGCTGTGCGAGTTGCGCCTGCTGCTGCTTCTGGAACTCAGCTTCGGTCAGAAGATAAGCGGATGGACTCAGCCCGCGCGCCGAAGCAAAGGCGGACTGAATCGCATCCACGCGCATACGCGCGCGTAGCTCAGGAGGAACCGTCATAAACGTAGCCATATCCTGTAGGAAGAGGACTAGATTATCACGGTCGCCGGAGCGAGAAAGTGCAGCAAGACCAGTAACAATTGTTGGTTCGATGTCAGTGCCGGCGATCTTGCGACCACTCATGTCCATCAACCAGTACGACATTGGGAGCTGAATATCAACAGCGATACGCGAGTATGCACCACCCAACGAGTTCTCAAGTTCCTCAGCCGTGCGGCGGATTTCCTCTGCGGTTACTCGCTCAGCCTGTCGGGTCACTGCTGATTGCAGTAGGAAGCCTGAGCCGATACGGTTGATGTAGACTTGCGCAATGTTGATGTTAACTTGAAGATCAGCAGCCTTGCCACTCTGGACAAGGTTGATGTCACCAGCAACGCCAGCGAGTGCAGCGCCGTTCTCAGAGTTCTCCAAGTCTTCGGGCTGCGTCATACCAGCGGGATTGACCAACCAACGGAACTCGGATGCGAGGATCGCAGCCTGCACCGTAGCCTTGGAGAGAATCGACAGCGCGGCAAAGTCGCCCGAATAATCTTCGACCAGACCAGTACCATAGTCATCGCCACTAGCCAAGTCCCAAGTGATCGCACGATACGGCAGCTTCTCAAGCGGCCACTTACCGTCGAACCTGTCAGGGAGTTTGTCTTCGTTGACCCACTGCGTCATTTCGTAGTCGCCGTCTTCACGACGTTTGATCCACTTGTAAAGCTCGACCTGATCCAGTGCGTCGCACTTCAGTTTATCGCCGAGTGCTTCCACGACACCGGGTTCCAGTGCCATACGATCAACTGTTTCTTTCGTGATCAACTCCAACACTTCTGCGTTGGTGTCGCGCTTCACTACGTAGTTCTTCAACCCCAGCACACGGAGGTTATCTTTGCCCATGATCAGCAAACCGTTGCCGGTTACGATGATGTGTTTGATACCGTCGTACATTTTGGGGCGGATTGAGCGGCGGTCGAGTTCTCGGACTGCCTTCTGTTCAGCCATAGAGAGCTGACTGTTGAGGTCGTCCTGCGTCATATTCATTTCGGCCAGACTTGCAAGCATTTTGTCGCTTGCATCGAGTCGGAAGAACGGACGACTAGGCGCGAACAGCGCCAGCATGATCTTGTTGCTGAGATGATTAACAGCCTGAGCGCCGAGCGACTGATAGTCGTGGGACAACTCGTCACTGTCTTGATCGTACCCGTTGATCGGGCAAATCTTTGGGATTGTGAACGCGCTGTACTTCTCGCATCGGGTAATGAAACCCTGCCGCTGTCCGTCTAGTTCGCTCCACCGACCTGATGCGGTATCTTGTCGCATGGATTCTCCTTAGACGGAAAGGCCCGAACGTCGGTCAGACTGGTACGTCTGTCGCGTAGTGCGGCGGCGAGTAAGCAAATCGTCGTCATCCTCGGGACCAGAATCAGACGCGAGGTCTACAGTTGCCGACTCCATAGGAGTAGACAGCAAGTCCTCCGCAGCTTGTGCCTGCGTACGCTGTTCTTGTGCGAGTGACATCTGCTGTGCCGAAGCAGCAGCAGTATAGTTGGCGGAGGCCGTAGCACGTCGGGCTGCATCTGCAATGGCCTTAGCCTGTCGCTTCGATGCTTCCTTTGCGTCGTCCTTACCGAGATAGAGCATACCCATTAGTCTACCCTCTTGATGAATGTTGGGGAATCTTCCTCTACGAATCCGTGTTTCTCGTAAAGGTGCTTCAGTGCTTTGGTCTTGACTGCTAGCGCACCACCAGATACTATGGCGTTACAGCCATGTTCTCTGGCTACGTCCTCAAGGAACTCACATACAACATCGAAGCTGGATGCGTTGCCGAGCTTTAGCACTAACCTTTCTACCACCACACCGTAATCCTTATACCACGGCTCTACTACAGAGTAGCAGACTAGGTATGATTCATCTAGTATGACAGAGTTCGGATCACCTATTATTCTATCCACTGCGTATTCTATGGACAGTCCAACACATACCTCTTTATCTCTGGCTTTATCAGTCGCCTTAGTTAGCTTGCAACAGATGCTAGACCTGTCGTTTGGGCGTAACTTACGGACGCGATGTGACGTAACCTTCTTGCAGTACGTTGAGGACATGGTTAATCCCAAGCTGGAATCCTGCCTGATGATCCGTAGTCAACTGAGTTACGATGCAGTTAGCACCAACCTTCTTGCGAAGATCAGCAAACACTGCGGGCTCCAGTCGTACAATAACCATCTTAGCCGGATCGTAGCCCAGCAGTTTCAGAATGAAGTTTCGGAACACAGGTATCTCCTGTATGTAGGGTGACAAAACTCGCCGTTTGACTTAACCGTCTGGTGTTCAGGGACGGCGAGTTGTGTATGTAGGGTGACGAAACTCACCGGAAGAAGTAGGGGGAGTCCAACACCTGTCGGATGTCGAGTGTGCCAAGCTCAGGCGGTGGCGGAAGCTGGGGGTACGTCTCCCGCAGACGGGCCAGCGGGTCGAAGTTCTCGTACATCCACACGAACCGCTCGCGGATGGTCGTGTATAGGGCTGGCGCGTCCGCTGCGTGAGTGCCGTAGTCGTCGTGGATCATCGCAAGGGAGTCGATGCCCTGCGCCACCAGCGCGTTGACCGTGAGCGTCAGGTGGGTTGCGTCAAGGGAGTGGACGAAGTTCGGAGCGATCCCGTTCTTGTGGCGGTTCACGTCCGGTGTGCTGGTGTCGTGATGGAGCTTCAGAATCGCGCCACCGCAGAGCTTCGTGCGTATCTGGTGTACGTCCTGCTCCCAATACGCCTGAAGCACAGGGAACCCGCTAGGCGTCATCCACTTGATTTCCGTATAGCCCTCTCGGATGAGCTGGCGTGCAGCCTGTTGCAGCCACGCCATTGCCTCGCGCGCTTTGACTACCACTGCTCCGATTGCTTTCCATACGTGGTGCGAAAGATAATTCGCAGCCTTGACGTACTCTACCTTATCGAACGTAGCGACAACCCCAGTCCGCAGGTAATCCTGCACGATGAACTCTGCGCACGAATACCGTGTAGAGCCGTAGGGAAGCGTCATCACAGATCGTTTTACGAGAGTACGGTTCATGCCATGAGTAATCCAACGGTCCCGAAAGCCACGCTCGTCCTGTTCCGCACTCAATAATAATTGCAGTGTAACATCGGCGACCATTTGGTAAATATCTTTCGGTGACGTAGAAGGAATCAAGTTGGTGGCTGTCCCGCCCAGCTCGTCCCTGAGCATCGCGGAGAAGTTCTGCAATCCATTGCAGCTCCCGTCCATCCCAACCACTAAGCGTGACGCAAAGGTTGAAGGGTCTGCACACCAATCCCTGTACTCCATGCACCATGCAAGGAACTGCAAAGGGGCCGCCGCGTCCTGCCATCCAGTATGCGATACTGGGTCGTTCGCGAACGAAAGCAACAGCTGGTGTCTCTCGTTCACCCACTCTACTTGTTCGGGGAAGGTCACCTTGTCGTAACCGAAGCGCGATGCTCCCGATATCTTGAACCATCTGATCTGTTCCTCTGTTGTTATCGGCTTACCGTTCGCAAACTCAAGCAATGCTTTCTGCAAATCACTGCCTTGCGGACTGACGCCAGTAGTCTGTGCGTACTTCCTGCCACGGAAGTCCTCAAAGTAGACGAACCACAGCTTCTCGTAGTCCTCAAACTTCGTTGCAATCTTCATCGCGTTGGTGAAGCGGCCCCACTTGGTGCCCCGCACCTTGCGCTCGGTATGCCACTCTGCTACGCTACGCTTCCAAACAGAGAACGCCTCAGCTTGTGCTGGGGTCATATCCTCTTTCTTCATGTCATCAGTTAGCCACTCAGGCTTGTCCGGCTTTGGACTCTCTGCTTGACTGATAATCTCTTCCATGTCGAAATGCTTGGCCACGTCACGGATGGCATGTAGCAAGGGCTTGTTGATGCGCCACTCTGTGCGCTGGAGTGCATTGATGCACGCAATTTCTGCACTCATGTCTGCATCGCGGAAGTTATCGCGGTGAGATGGATGGGTCTTAACCATCCAAGGCATCAGCCTGCGCATTTCTTTCGTGTGGAATCCGCCTTCGGTTACGCTCGTCCAATTCTTCGGCGGCTCTACGCACGGTAGGAAGTACGGCGTGGACTCTATAGCAAATCCCTTAATCTGGTTGATCAACGCCACACACTCTTCAGTGAATGTGACGACGATCTTGGTGCGTATGTTGTTCTTGTGTACGTGCGGGACGGTTACCTGCTTTGTATGCACCATGCCGAGCTTCGACAGCTGCTCCATGAGGTACGATCCAACCTGATCACGGTCACCGCTACTCCACTCGTTGAAGCAGATGCCAGCCTTGCGTGCCTGCATCTTGAATACCGTCATGCGATGGCGTTCGTTGCGCGACATACGACGCTCGAAGTCATTGACGAGATGATAGAACAGGTCAGGCTCGATCTCTGCGAAGTGGTCAAGCACGTACTCGTGGTACACACTGCGGCCGACGTCAGCAACAACACTGCGGCCAGCGCCTTCCGTTAAATTCTCACCTTTACCCGCTAACAGTGCGACCATCGCGGATCGCACAGCGATGTACGCCGTAGCTTCAGGATCAACTGGAGCCAGCAGACGCACATGCGCCTGCCGCCTGCCCACTTTCTTTACAGCGAGGTCTTCTCGGATGATCTCCGCAAGCGGAAGAACGAACCGACGATAGATCGCTTGGGCATAGGGGTTGTTATGAGCGCGCCCCTTTTCTTCGTTACCCTGCATCGATCCAATCATCCGAGTCTTGCCGAACTGGTAAGCCTCTAGTTCGAGTTCCGCCTGTGTCTGACGCATCATTGCCCCTTGATTGTCTTGATCCAATAATTTGCACTGGGTGTGGCCCAGCGGTATTGCGGATTGTGCATCCGGAATCCTTGCGATATCAGCGAGTTCGCCGACGCTGGATTATCCGTTGTGTCAGTGAGGACCGTAGTCACTCCCTGCTTCTTGGCGTACTGTACGCGGGCGCGGATCAATCGCTTCTGGATACCATGTCCACGAGCGGCCGGCAGGACGCCGGCTCTCGATAGGTAGGCATCTGTCTTGTTAATCATCCGCATCGCTGCGAACGCCACAGGCAAACCATCTTGATATGCAATCCACCACTCGTCACCTTTCAATGCGCGCGGCTCATCATGAGGAAGGCATGTAGTTTGCAGCCATAGAATGCAGTGGGAGATCGCCTCTTTACTCGCGTCAACTTTCTTTACTACGACTCTCCCAGTGGTCATGCGTCAGGTTCCAACTTGTCGTGCCTGATTCCCTTCATCCGAGGCTCGCGTAGCATACCGTCGTCACTGTAGCCAAGTGCCTCAACCTCAACGATCTTACCCAGCCAATCGCGCTCGAAGTTTGCAACGTCGCGCTCATGCGCCTTCAGCCCAGTGCCAGCACCCTGCGGTCTGCCATTCAAACTCACGATCAGTGATCCAACCTTGCCGAGGTTTGCTTTCTTGCCCGGCTCGTATCCAATCACGCGGAGGTCAAGTGATACCTTGGCCTTAACTTTGATGATCTCGCCGTCAGTGCCGTTGTCACCTTTCCTCCACTCACCGTAAGGGTCGCGGAGAATAAGTCCGTCGTACCCACCAACAGCAACCAGCTTGTCACATACCTGCTGTGCTGTGGTGCCGGGCCACGTATCTGCGATATGGCCAAAGCTACCGCCAAGCCAGATCGGATTGATGCCCTGCGGAATCTGCGAGAGGTCTGGTGCCATGCGGGCAACGCGGTTGCCGTACACGATGTTGCTGCCACCCGCTTCCCACTCTTCTAGTGTGAGGTAATCGAAGATCGCGTACTGTAGTCGCGCGCTGTCTTCGCTCATGTACTGTCGCCGAAACAGACCGTTGATCTCACTGAACGTCAGGTCCGGTGCCCAGCACTCACCAAGGTAGACACCCGGAACCATGTTCGGGAAGGTATACATGGCCATCTTGATATGCTCGACGCTCATAACTTCCTCGTTGGTACGAGAGAAGCACTGCACAGTTTCACCATCAAAAATTACAGGCATGTTGCAGCCGTCGTACTTGGGCTGCGCAATGTATACACGCTCAAGATAACCCGGAACTTCTACCTCTTTACGCCGACGTGTCTTCAGTTTGCGAACCTCAACGGCAGCGTGTACGATGTAGTCACTCACTGAGCGTATCCTCGATTGCTTTGTAGGCGTCAATGAACCGCAGTATGTACGTGCGGTTATCCCAACGCTCCTTGATGTCGGCGTACAGGTTTGCCCGGAACGTGTCACAGCGATCCCGGAACACCCAGTCCACGGCGTTCTGCAACGCTTCGTCCGAGTCTTCGTCACCATGCGTCACGCGGTCGGAGTAATCCTCCATCAACATGATGGTTTTCAGATTGGCTTGTTCATTCATTTCAATCTCCCTTGGCGAACCAACGCCGGATGATGTATTGTCGTATGAAGCTGATCCCGGTGAACGCGATCCCGATAGCGTGGGCGCTCAGGAAGGGATGATCGGGATTCCACAGCAGCGGTAACAGTGCAATGTTGCAACTGTAGTTGATCGAGTATCCAATCGCTATGTTGATCCATGCTTCCTTAATGGATCGCGCTCGGGTCTGTGCCATTATCGGGCCGCAGGCGCTTTAGGCGCACCTTCTTCTTCGAGCTGCATCTGTAGTGCAGCCAGCGCACGCCACGCCGCACCCTCAAGATCACGCTCCATCACATGACGCAGCAGAGCGTCCTCGTGGTCGGCCGATTTTCCGCGCGACCAGTGCATGTCTTGACCCGGATTGTGTTTCTCATTGCTGATGTAACTGTGATGCGCCACCGCAGCAAGCGCGGCAGGGAAGTAATCGAGCAGCCCACGAACAAGCGGCACTTCCTTGCGCGCGCTTGAGTCCTCGGGCAGAGGGCTTTTAATTCGTTGCATGTGTTCCTCAGTTCATGAGAATGTGTGAGCGTTCGTCGCGGCTTGCGATCAGGAAACGACCACGACTCGGGGCGTGACAGTCATTGCAACGGTAACGCTGATAGATGCCAACCTGCGTACGTGCAACTCCCTTTTTGACAACGTGCGTGCTACCACACGTCGGACAGTTGTGCTTGCCATCTTCGTGTGCATGATACACGCCCATGTTCGGGTGTCCACGATACCAACCACGCAAGCTCAGGTACATCCCCTCATTCGCCACCACGTCTTGGATGTTGTACTTCTCACAACTCTTCCACCCTCTGATGTTGTCGGCCATACAAGCAAGCCACAGCTTCCAACCAGGGAACTCATTGTGTTCATCCTTCTGTGCGGAACAGAATGTCGGGATACCACTGACGTACTGAAGTTTCTGACTGGTAAACCCGAACGCACCACGGTTCAGTAGCAGTGTGTCGATCACTTGTATCGGTTGTAGTGGTTTGAATCCGTTGATCGCGAGTCGCGCTTTGATCTTCGGCAGGTCGAACCGCAGCCCGTTGTGAGCAACCACCATATCAGTATGCTCAAGGATGTGCCACAACGCATGCAGCTGCATCGAGTCATCCCACGGGTCACCACGATCACGATTGTCAAGATAGAACACTTCGGGCTGGTCCAACCATTTCGCTGCAAACGACATCATGGCCCAGTCTTTAGCAATCTGATCAAGGCTGATGTTCTGCTTGAACAAACCCCACACGTAAGCAAGGATTGGTAGCGTCTCAATGTCGGCGACGAGAACTCGCGGACCTGTCATCCGCTCGGACACACTGATAAATTTCGACAGGCTTCTTTCTCGTTTGATCTTCACTCGATCCCCTTTGGTTTGACACGAGAAGCGCGTGCCCGCTTGTTGCGCAGTAGGCGCTTTTCTTCCTCGTTCTTGTGGGTTGGGTGGAGTAATCCAGTTACGTTGACCATGTGTTCACGAAGATACTTTGCAACACCGTTCGTGAATGTGCCAATGTCCCTCACTCCGTAGCGTGCGGCATTGTTCTCCAACTTCCCAAGAAGTGAATTACACCCGGCGTGCAAGACGCCACGCACAGCGCCAGTACCATGATGATGGTCCAAGACGGGCCGCGCGGTGATGGGGGTACCGCACAGTTGACATAGACCCCGTTGCGCGGTGAGCATCGTTGCACGAGTCGTCGCGACTTCAGCATGCTTCAGTCTCCTCATTGTCGAAGTCCCTCAAGGATTGCCCTCTGTTCGTTGACGCGCTCAACAAGTCGTAAGCATGCCGGGTGTAACGAATGCGCCCACGGCATGATGTCCATGAAGTTTGTTATCACAGCATGACGATCAGTTCTCAGCCACAGCAAGCACGCCTGCTCTACGAATCGATCTGACCAGTCGTCGGTGTAGTATCCAGCGTATAGACCAGACACGACAGCGAACGCTTCTGCGTTACTGGTACAACCCTTCAGCAACTTGGCCGCTGTCGCTTCACCACACTGTGCCTCTTTGCCTGAAGACGTAACGTACTTGGGCAAACCCGGAATGAAGTCCGCACCATCACCCATGAGCATCTGCAACCAGAACCACTTGTGACCGTACGTTTTTCCGTCAGGTCCGATCAGCTCGAATGTACCGAATGGAACTTCCACAAGTTGCTTTGAATCCCAAATGACGTGACGGCCCGGAAGCATCTGCATGTCCTTGTCCTTGGTGCAGATAACAGCCAAGGTTCCAGCGCCAGCCGCAGCATGTGCTACGTACGCCATGCCGTCGTCGGCCTCGCGAGTCATCCAGTTCTTTGTCTTGAACCTATCGCCTTCGTAAGTTTCCATATACTCTCGCAACACTTCCCAGTTCTTCGGCTTCCTGCCGCCGCGCTGCCCTTGATACGGCTTAACAGTCGCAACAAGATACCGCTCACCCTTCGTGCTTGCACGATCCGTTAAGTGTACGATCACTGAGGTTGCACCAGACGCCCGCTTGATCGAATCGAACTTCGACAGTAGGTTGCGTCTTGCTTGGCCGGGGTCAGTGTCGTCACTACCTGCGCAGTTGTATGCGCAGAAGTCACCATCGATATGTGCAACCAGCCCCTCCATTGGGGCTGGTGCATTGGTGAACGGCATGGGATTCGCAGCAGCAGCCATAGCTGCGTATGCTGCAATGTCCATCAGCCGCAATCACATTCGGCAGTAGCGTCGTGATAGCCGTCGTCGTAAGCCTCTCGCTTAACTTCAGCCATCGCATCGATCACCCACTGGTGCGGCTCGAAGTCCGCGTGTGCAGCGTAGGCTTTATTGGAGAGCGCGCCGTGGCGCTTGGCGATAGCGCGCAGCGTCGTCTCATCCATTACGCCACCCCGTCCAGCGGATCAGAGCCGGTGTCAGAAGGTGCGCCCGCTTCTTCGACACCACCGATAGCCGCATCAAGCGCGGCGTTGTCCGCCTTGCTGATCTTGCTATTGGCGTAGTCATAGATCGGACAACCCTTCCAGTTCAAGGCGCGGCGAATCTTCTCCTGAATCACGTTCTTGCTGCGCGCTTCACGGATGACCTCGCCCTTGTCGTTCTTCTTTTCAGCAGTCATACCCTCGATGTAGAGCGCATCCCACATTTCAGGAGTGGCGAAGTTCCAGAGGAACAGGCGCTGCTGCGAGATCGGTTGTGCAACTTCAACGCGGTCCTCTTCACCCGTCACGACGTTCGGCACGAACGGTTTGCGGATGTCGCGGATGTTGATGTAGGTGAAGTCTTTGCCGTCGATCTTGGTCGGGTTGTGTTCGATCCGGCCAATGAACGGCTGACCCAACAGCTCCGCAATGTGCGTGGCTTTGCCTTCCCAGTTCATCGCAGTGAACAACTTGAAGAGCGCAGCGTTCTCGCTCAGCGAAATGTTCACACGTTCGGTGACCATGTGCGGATACTTCACGCCGTCGATCTCGCGCGGCTGATGCTTCGGGCCGGACAGCTCGAACACCAGCTCGGCACCCGGCTTGACTTTCTTCACACCCTGCCACGTTGATTCTTTGTCACCAGTCTCGATGTACTGCATGAAGCGCAGCGACACGAAACCTTCAGGCGGCAGCTCGAAGTCACCGCCACCCTTCTGCGCTTTGGTCATGTCTTGACCCTTGGCCTTGGCCTGCGCAACTGCATCTTTCAGATTGAAGCCCATTAACTATTCTCCTGCTCGAATGATGGGACGAATCCCGGCATGTACTTTGCGCGCACCCAACTACGGGCTTGCTTAACTTCCAGCTTGAACCCTTCGGGCATAGCGATCTCTTCGATCATACTGGTGCCACTTTTGGTTTCAGTCGGAACTGGGACTGGCACAGTCCACTTGAACACGTACTCCATGTACGCGCTCGCTTCTTCCATACACGCATGGAGCAGAGCCGCGCTCTTGATCTCCACTTGTGGTGCCGTGTCGATGTAGATGGCATCGTGTACTTGATTCACAAGCAACGAAAGACCACCAAAATTTTCATGCTCATAGAACGCCCTCACTGCCAGCGTCATCGCAGCCTTGGCCCACTCACCACCCGAACCTTGAACGATGTAGTTCTTGATCTCGGTAGGACTGAACGACTGCGCAGTACCGCCCTTACTCTCTGGCTTGGTAGCGATCCACTTCGGTGACGGTGACTCACTGTACCCATACACCTTACCATCTGGCGTGGTGTAATGCGAACGACCAAGCTGACATGTCAGGCCCGGAACATCAGGGTGCTGCACGAACCGACTGGTGGGTACGCGGTTGGCTTTGATCTTCTCAGTCAGCATTGCGTAGAACGGATCAAG